GGTTCCCACCATGGACCAGTCTTAGCCCTTGACATTTCTCTGTCACTTAAATCAGATAAGGATATTAAAGCAGATCTTCTCACTCCACCAGCAATAACTATCTCGCCTACCATACATATAATATCGTGGACTTCTAGAGGGGATAGCCGTCTGCCTTCGGCATTATAGAACAACTTAACCACGAACTTAAACAAACGTTCAAGTGGTTCGGGTCCAGATGCTCTTCCTCCAAATGTTTTTAGCCTAGCTCCCTTTGGTCGCACTTGAGACGTGTCCCAAGTTGGATGGAACCCACCATAAAGAGCTGATAATAGCTCATTTAAGGAGTCAGCCCACCCCCGTCTAGAATCATCCACTATTATAGTTAATTTATCATCCCTTAATACCTTAGGTACAACGGGAAGTTGTTCAGTTTCTTTACTCTCGCATGAGAATCCTACTCCTGTACCGCAGCACAGTATATACAATACATCAGAGAAGCTTCTTATTGTATTTATGGGTAGGTAAGAACAGTTGTATAGACATGTATCGTCTACCTCTGCAGCTGCACCAGCTGTCATTAGTGCTCTCATTGAAGGGAAAATCTCTCTCTTGATAGTCGATTGTTTTATTTTGTCCCAATCTTCTCCTAATATTTCTGGAAAGCGGTCCCCAAAGTAGTCGAAGTAACGGTTTACACACTGCTCCCAGCTTTCTCTTCTACCAAGATCGTCCCTCCATTTACAATAGCTTCGTGTTACCACAAATTCCTGAAATTGATCCATCAAAATTCTCCTAACTTCTTATAGCCCATCTTTAGGGCTCCACATATTTATGATCTCTTTGTCTTTTAAATTATAATCACCATCTCTAAGTATTCTTACACATTGTCCCATAGCTTTTGCTATATCCTCAACATCATGCTTACCTTTTGGTTTATACTTATCCTCATTGTATAGCTCTACTATATTCTTATACCAATCTTCGTATTCCCATTCATCCAAAAATTTTTCAGCAGTTTTTTTGCCAACTCTCCATAGTCCTGATATACCATCTGTTGAATCACCTGCCATCCACTGTATACAGAACCACCGTTCAGCTTCTTCATTACTAATGTATGAAGGCTTCTTGTCCTTCTCTGGATTGAAGTGCCATCCTGGAACCCCCTTTAAATCCTTGTCTATAGTAACAGAGATAGCCTTACCTCCTGAGCTATATATTCCAAGGATATCATCAGCCTCTAACTCAGGTAGTACTAGATATTCATGGCTATCTCTTATAGTTTGAAATACCATACTAAGAGAGTCTGGTTTATAGACATCCTTTCGGTTCTCTTTATAAGCAGGAAGAGACTTCTTTCTAAAATTCTTCTTTGAACTTAAGGCTATCTTAACTTCCTTAATACCATCTGGTGTCCACTTCTTTACCAATCCAGCCAATAGGCCATCTACTGCAAGATCTCCTTCAGCATCTACAACAAAGGCAATCTTCCAAGCAAGTATATCTCCATCCAGTATAGCTTTATTCGGTTTCTTCATCATCCTCATCTTCTTTCTCTTGTGGACCAAACTGTTCTTCGATAAGGTCTACTAGCTCTGAGAACAATTCCTCTGGAGATATAGGCTTTTCCATATTTCTTCTGGCAGTACACGCTTTACATTGACACTCCACATGATTGCCTGTCTTTAGTCCACACCATATAGGAACGAATTCACAGACTTTACTCTTAAGTTCTTCTAAAGTCCCATCGTTATTAAGTATGTGGGTAAATATAGATCTATAATTAGATTGTTTATTATTATCAATATCCCTAGCTAGTGCTTCACTCTCATGCTTACGCCATTGATTATTCTTAATAACTTTTTTACCTTGAGATAGGAAAAGTAATGTAGCATTCTGCTCCATACCTAATCCAAGTTCATTAACATATCGACAGTCGTCCACAATAACCACTCTCTCCCAGAACTTAGCACCTTTATATAATGCTTCTATCTCTTCCTTTTTAATAGCATGTATTCTCTCTCTCATCTGTTTAACCCAATAGTCATGGTCATCTTTCCTAAGCAATGATCCTTTTGCTTGACAAAACTTTCTATATTTAACGGGATGTTTCTCTTTAATATATCCCTTAGCTATAGCCTCATCTTTAATAGGTTTAGCAAAGCCTTCAAGTACAGGTACCATACCATTATTAAACGCTTCGCTTGCTATTATCTTGGCTACTGTCGTCTTTCCAATCTCCGCCTGTCCAGCGATAAAAATAATTTGCATCTTCTAACTCCTTACATAATTCATCTGGGCTTACATGTATCTTTACATTTGCTCCCATTATATTTAACATTTTACTAGCGATTACAGTACACGATCCCTTGGGTTTCCAATTAGTGAAGTGTCGCATTACAAACCACCAAAGTCCAACGGCAAATACAGACCATTTCCTTGGTGGAAGAAAGGCTTCATTTAATTCCTCTATACTAAGGTCTGTCGCACCAATATAAAATATCTTTGTAGGCTTTAGTACCCTGTGAATAACTCTTTCTTTTACCCAAGAAGTATAGTCATCCCTAGATACATGTAAAACCATTCTTTCTTCTTTAGTCTCATATGCTATACTGCAATGATCATACTTATTTCCAGTACACCACTTCATGCAGTCATGTACCCACCATAGATTCAGATCATAGAATATAGCATATATATTCATCATTGGTATTGAATAGATAAGCCCAAGTAAACAGCAAGAGCATGTTCTACTCTGGCACCTTCAGACTTTTCCCATCCTCTTAATAGATACATGGCATCTACATTAAATATCTCATCAATGTCTCTCTTAAGTGCATCTTTATAATTCACACCATACTCAGGACCATATTCTTCATCCATACGTGCGGGGTTTATTACTTCGTATACTCTTTTAGCTTCTAGTAATCTTTCTGCTTTATAAAAGGCGGGATAATTTTCCTCTTCGTGTCCTCTCATGGGACCTGCTATATATATTTTAATTCTATTATTTGTTAGTGGCATTCACTCCAGTTCCTTCCTATCCTATACTCCCCATCCATAGGTATTTTACATTCTAATCTTTTTCCTGCTTCAACTATTGAACTTACACCTAGCTGTCCTATTTCTTCTGCGATGTTTGGCTTGCACTCAAGCTGCCATTCATCATGAACAGTAGCCATAAGTTTAACGCTATCTTTCCACTCATCCTTAGAGTGTATAGCATCATAGAAGATTACCAAAGCCAGCTTCATAAGTACAGCTCCATCACCTTGTATCTGTACATTCAATGAAGAATGTTTAGATCTACACGGTACTTCTCTCTTATCTAGCAATGTTACTGTACCCTTCTTAGCTACTTGGAATTTACAATTCTCAATTAATTTCTTTAACGCAGGCATGTTGTCTAAGAACCTTTTCTTAAGTTCTGCTCCAGCACTAACACCTTTGTCAATGATCTGTCCTATTTTACCATTACCTGCCCCATAAATCAAGGCGTAAAAGAAAGTTTTTGCATCATTTCTGTCACTGAGTCCAGCTTGTTCTTGGTTGTGCTCATGTATGTCTCCGTTAAGAACCAATGCTCCGTACTCTCCATTGTCCCATGCAGCCATACGATTCGCTAACAGCCGTGCCTCTAATCCACTGGCATCAATACCAAGTTGAACCCATCCCTCTTGTGGGACAAACAGAGCCCGTGCTCTTGGGTCTCCAGATACTTGTTGTAAGTTAGGTTGACTAGCTGTCATCCTACCTGTCACAGCACCTTGAGGATTAATTGATCCGTGTATCTTACCATCTCTTGATAGCCCAGCCCTAATGATCCAGTCAGATAACATACTGCCTAGCTTTGTCATTTCAAAACATTTAGAAAGCATCTTAGCTTCTGGATATTTTAGCTTGCTTAGTACGGCTTCATCTACCTTAGGATTTCCCTTGTCTGTTAGTGGGGGTTTCCATCCATACTTCATACCTAATCTCTTAGCAATTTGTTGCCGTGAGTTAGTGTTGAAGTGTTCAACAGAATCTTTTAACCTATTGCCTGTCTTTTCTGACCATCTCTCTGTTGTAATGGGTGGAAATATACGACACAGCTTGTCTTCTACGCCAGCCTTCTCCATCATTAGCTCTTGCTCTAGTCTTTCGGCACCCTCTATGTCAAAGCCCATACCATTTTCCATCTGTTCGGATAGGATAGTACTTACTCTTTGTTCAGTAGTTATAATGTTATTATGATTTACTATGAAAGACTCTTGCTCTTTGTATATAGCTTCGGATACTTCTACATCTTGTATACAGTACTTAAGCATTTGCTCTGAGAAAGAATCGAATCCTCCATCATACTCATCTTTCATAACCCTAAGCTTCTTGCCCCAGTTCTTTAAACTGTTGCCACCTAGAGGATGATTTCTAATATCAGGATACATTATCCTAGAAACAATTAGAGTATCTATAGTTGTTACATTAATAGGACCATAGAATCTTTCAAGTACAGGTATATCGTACATGATTATGTTATGTCCTATCAAGGTGTCGGCTTGTCGTAACAAGTTAACACCCTCTTCTATCTGGTGTTCTTTAAAAGTATAGACTTTACCTGTGTCTATATCTTTAGCTACAATACACCAGACTTTAGAAACTTCGGGGTTGTGATTTTTATCTATCGTAACTTCACGCAACCCATTTGCTTCTATGTCAAATACAAGTTCCATTTTGTATCTCCTGTGGTTGTACATTATCAATTGCGTCTTGAATATTTTCACAATCAACATTTAAAAAGTTTGCTATCTTAGTCATCTCTTCTTTAGTGTTGTCTAAGATATCTTCAAAGTAAACAGTTATAGATTCTATGTTCTTGTTTCTATTTAAAAACTTTCGCACCTCTCTATAATTATTTCTACGAATTACTCCAAGCTTTTGTAGAGTGGGTATGTCTTCCAACATTTCCATTCTCTCTTGCGAGGAGGATGTCACCTTGACTTCAGCTTCGTATGCTTTCATAAGACTATTGTCTTGCTCTGTAAGAGATCTCCTCTTACAAACAATAACTTTACTTACGTGTTCAGAAGCCACCTTGTTTAACCAGTGACCAAATACTTTAACCGCCATGCCTTTAAACTGAAGTCCAACCCCAGCCATTAAGACCTTGTAGGGCAGGTCATAATAGCCTCTGGGGTTTAGTGACTTCACGGGGAAGTCTGGATGGAAGGGCATGCCTGCTATAGGCATCTTCCATATCTTCAGTGTCTGCATTAACAGGCTTGTGCCTGCCCTACCAGAGCCTGTAATTATTATCATAACTCGTCTCGGTCTAGTACTATGTTGCCATCGTCGGCTAGTGCCCATCCAATCTCTTGCATTCTACCAGTTATGTGATCATAATACAAGCAGGATGCTACTCCAGCCTTACCTGTTAACCTATTCTTTAATACTCTAATAGTTGTTGTGTTAGCTAGGATGGGATCAGGGTTTTGCCTGTCTCTCTCTAGTGCTATAACAGTATTAGGTACACTCGACAGAGAACCCGAACCTCTTAAGTCCTGCAAGGTAATCCTGTCTCCTTCTTCATAAGCTTTCTGAGTCTTCTTGAGTTGTGATACCACATCAATATGAACTCCAGTCCTACTAACTAGTCCTCTAAGTTCTTTCATTATGTTATCAATTAACAGTCGCTCTGAGTTGCCTCCTTCATAATCATTACTAATGTTAAGCAGCCCAGTTGCAGCAGCAGTTATGTGATCTATTATAATTACATCTACTCCTAAAGATACAGCCATGAATTCAATTCTAGAACAGAGGTTCTGTAAACCATTTTTACCTAGTGAATAATAAATATATAAAAAATTTTAAGCTAAGCCCCTCTTGCTTCAGCATACCTCTTCTTCATTTA